GGTAGCCTTTCATCTTCGGTGTCTGCCAATAAGACCATCCATCCTTCCTAACCCTGACCTTATTACAGCTCACAGCCTTGCTCTCCTCCCCCGTTTGTCATAAAAGAAACACTCGTCTTTCCAGTTGCATTCTGCCGATGTGATTCCGTGATAAGCCATTCTTGCTTTTACCTGTTCACTCGCCATCCTGGGCGGCTGCGTGCATCCTNTCGTAAANNTGAAAGANGATNNNNCAAACCCCGATGGCAGCAAGCNACAAGACCATCAGGATGATGACGGCGATTAGCAGCTTCTTGGCTCCGCTTAATTCTTGAGCGTTGTTAGTCATTGCTTCACCAGTATTGTGTAAAGCATTATCAAAACGATGACCCCAAGCATCATCAGGGTTAATGTGTCGATGAAATCGGTCATATTCTCACCCGATACAGGCGGTCATTTTTCACGCCCGGAATTGTCCGGCACTCGATGGACAGGTGCTTTCTAAGGTCGCGCAGGCGAGCTGTGTCCATCTTCAGGTCGTGGTGAAGCTCCCTTGTCGTGATTGCCCGATGCACCCTGAGATGCTCAAACAGGATATGGTTGTGGGTTCCCTCGGTAAACGGGTTGACGGGAAAGCTGAAGTTAAAGTCTGTCTGCGTCATGGCCTGCCTCCATTCGTTCCTTGAAATGTCGGACAAAGTTCATGGCGCTTTCTTCCCCGGCATGTCGGTAGAGGAGAACGGCCATGGCTTTTTCCGTAGGCGGGAAAGCCTTTATCAGATTGTTGAGTTCGGAAATGGTCATCTCAATGTATCCCTGACCAGCCATGCCAGCAGACAAACCAGCACGCTGACAACGATCCAGATTCCTATGCAGACGGGATGCATGTTATTTCTCCCCCTTCATCTTGCGGTTCAGAAGTTGACGGCTGTTAAAACTGCCTTGATGGTTTCGGAGTTGGAATCTAACCAAAGTTCAGGCTTCGTGTTGGTAGCCTGAGCCAGCCTCTTCGCCACAGTCCATGACGGCCTGCGTTTCCCGTTCAGGATTTGACTGATGAAAGCATCGCTCACGTTGATTTTCTGGGCTAATTTTCGTTGAAGTTTTCGTTCCATGATTCCCTTATAAAGAGTCCTTTTATAAAAGTCAAGAAGTATTTTAACGAAAAGCTATTTTTTCTTATTGACTATTTTAACAGTATGGAATAATATAAAATACAATATAAATGGAGGCGTTATTATGGATTCGAGAGAACCGAAGTCATGTCTATATTGTAAAAATATATTCATGGCGTTGTCCTGTGAGGTAAAACGTGGAGGTGGAAAGTGTTGCTCCTTAAGTTGTGCGAGTTTATATGGACAATTAGTCCAGGCCAACAAAAAAGGAATAAAACATTTAGAAAGCCGATCCTATCTTTCAGGCGTTGCAAGGAAAGTTTATTTCAATAGGCATAACATACAGGAATTGCCGTCTTGTATGAAGTGTGGGAGCAAGGGGACAGATATTCACCATTTGAATGAAAATAGACATGACAATGCAGAAATAAACCTTGCCGTGCTTTGCCGAAGTTGCCATACAGCATACCATAATCATGTATCACCTAAGCGAACCAGAAAAGACAATGAATCCCTCGTCCAGAATAAAATAACGCGCCTGCGTCAATCCTCGTGAGCCGTATGGGGTAATCCACGTCCCCCAGCCATCTTCAGACTTTCATGGCCTACACTGGACTACATTCTCAATACACCCCCGACAACCCGCAATATCCTTTTTTATCCTGGTCCCTGATCCCGTGGGGTTGTTTTTCGAGTGACCAGCCAGGAGGCGGTATCCAGAATTTCCACATCATACAATCAACACCGATGCACATACCGGCAGACCCTTCCCGTGGCGACGCCTGCCCCTTGTCAAACGGGCACCACTTTTCCTTTGCATTGCCTACTGATACTATCATTTTATTTCACCTTAATCAATCGCTGAAAAGTCCATTTTTAGGGTCTAACATTTTGTCCTCCTATGATTCTTCTTCTCCCCATGCTCCCCATGCGGGTTCGGTGGCTCGGTGGTTACGAATCAAGAAGTTGTCAATGTAAATATCATTCCCAACTCCACAATTTTCTTCATAGAGGTGCACGATACCATTACAATCAGCATTGCTCCACATACCAGCACCTGACTTAGCCAGGGCAAACCCCGTGTAATAAATATCAAAACTGGGAGTGGCAAAATTTATATTGTTAAACTCTATGATATCCCATTGATCCGCAAGACAGTTCTTGGTTGTATCCACCCATGCTGTGGTATAATATTTGATGTCCTCTGTGGCTAAACATCCAATTTGAATACGTTTTGTTCCATTGCCATGTGCTGTTGTGAAATTAGCCGCGTTTTCTTTCCAGAATCTATACTGGACAGCATATTCCCCTGATGCAGCTGCTCTCGATATTGACATCCTATTATAACTTGCAGCAGAACCGGGGATTTTTGCACATCTGTTGCCGCCATACGCATGATCCGTCGAAATGACTACACCTACAACACCAGTCCAGTCACCGCCAACAGCATCTCCATTATTCCCTCTCTCAAAATCATCAAAAGTAATAAATGTATTTGTTCCATTTGAATAAGCCGCTGCGTCTGCATTCCCGTAATACATATAGAACGTGGTCGCACCCGTGCCGATGGTGTCAAATTCAATCCAGATGGTTGCGAGTTGGTTCGGGGTTGCGCCTGAAATTGATTCGATCCAGTAATCAAGGAGGGTTTCACCATCGCTTGTGGTGAATCTTAAATCGTCAAAGTCAGCGGCAACATGGCCGCCGCAGTCAACATCCTCACCCGTTGCGCCGGAAGATTCGCCCACTAATAGTTTCATCTGGTAGTTATTAACAGCGCCGGAAGCCCTTGAAAGGGTGATGCTCTTTCGGTATGTCCAGCCCTCTAAGGGCAGACCGCCGCCACCTGCCGGATATGCAATGCCTGACATTTTACCAACAGACGCTACGGCCACCCCGAAAACCTTTGAAATAGAAGCCGCCGCCACGCCCATTATTTTTGATACTTCCGCTGCCATTATGCCGTCACCTCAACCGTTACAGAAGAAGGATTAAATAAGAGAACGTCCGCATCGAGCGCCACGCCCAGAACTTGAACAATATCCTCATTGCCTGCGGGTGCGGTCTGATTCATCGCCCCCGCCGTGTGCGGCCCTGCCCCTGATCCGGCATAGACCGCCGATCCTTTTGTCCATGCGGGCGCTAAAGTGTGCAGATGAATAACTCCTGAAATCAGAAACACCCCTGCTGCGTCTGCGTTTGTCGCCGCCGTCGCCATGACCCATACGGGCATAGTAGCTGCTGCGTCTGCGTCTGCAAGAGCCGCTTCGCCGTCTGAATTGATAAAACAGACCTTGCCAAGCGCCATGTTTTCGTGAGCGGTAAGGGTGACAGTCAGCCCATCCCATGTGTCTGCGGTAGGTGCGGCGGCGAACTTTCCCACGTCTGCCAGAACTTCCGCCCTTGTCCGGCCTTCAATTCCAGAGGCCGTAAATCTCGCATACTCATCATCAGCAGCATCAGCGGAGTCCATCGTCACTACGTGGTTGTCTGTAATGGCTTGAGGGAACTGGTCTTTGAGTATCGCCGCCGTCTCTACTTTGGTCTTCTTTGCCCATGCAAAAGGATCAGCGCCTGCAACGATAAAGTCATTCTCCGCAGTCGCATCCACCACCACGGCATCATCCAGTATTTCCATGTCCGTGGTCAGTATGGTATCCCATCCCTGCACAGAATAATCTATGGTATGCAGTCCAAGTTTCGGGGTTGTCATAACGCCTCCTTATACGTTCAATGTCACGGTTATTTCGGCCTGATCTGATTCGTAGGTATGCCCGCCTTCTGTGCGGTAGTTCGAGACTTTCAGCACCACTTCGGCGGCAAGGTTCGTATTGTCCGACAGATTCATGGCTTCGGTATATGTCCATGTGGCGGTTGCAATAGCATCCGTTGTCCTCATTAAAACGGTAGCCACATAGACCTCGACTTTATAATATCCTTCGTGGCCGGTTTCGGGTAACACGATCCCGGGCGTTCCTATTCCGGCGCCCTTGCCCCTGTATCGCTCGCTCCATGTCAACACAATATCATCATCATAATTCGGAGAGGTATAAAGGGAGTTTGCCCAGATGTCGTTTGCTTCGAGGTTCGTCGGCATATATGGCGTCAAAGCGACGCCTTCAATGGTAATGTCTATGGCCGAACAGTCTGCAATCGAATCGGACTGTTTCATATTGTAAGGGACAAACTTAAATTTCCTCACCGCCCCCGTAANGATTTCCGTATTTGAAATCAACGAAATGGAGGCCGCCGATGTGAAAATATAAAGCGCTGCATCTTCTGCATGTGCGGCTTTTGTTGTGCCGAACCTTCCCCTGACAACTCCGCCCAACACATATTGATCGTCTATCTCGGCATCGGGCGTCACGGACTGAAATGATATGATTTCGTCGTCAATGAGGCCGAGGTTTTTTGCACCAGAAAACACATCCGCCCATGTTATGGTCTCGACAAGGTTGGCGTCCCGTAAGATTTCCACGGTCATCCCGGCATCATCAATGGTCAATGTATCGGCTGAATAGGCCGTGACAAGCGTTCCAATAGGACGGAGGCTTCCAATCTTCTGCAGAAAAGTATATGACGCTCCGGCATCCGAACTCATATAAACAGCATAACCAAGGTCATATGCTGATTCACGTCCGGCCATCGGCAGGAGCTTTATGTCCGCTGACAAGGCATACGGAGCTTCTTCGATGCGTTCATAAGTGAATGGCGCAACAGTATAATCCGGCGCACCTACTGCGTGAGACGTGGGATCATAATATTCTGTGATGGCCGTGGAAATGGCAAACATATCCTCCATAGCATGGACGGTGATGCTTTCGGATTCCGGCCCTTCCTCTGTGATCTGAATCACCCGGCATATCATTTCCGATACGCCATATCTGGCATATGAAAATTTGAAACAGTCCCCTACTTCTAACCGGAAGGCTTTGCGGTTCGCCGGGAAACTTATTGCGGCATAAGGATAGGATTCTTTGCGTAAATTATTCGCACCCGCCCATACTGCGTTTGCGTTGGTTGTAAATAGCGCCGTTTGGATGGTCTTTGAGACAACCCTTTCTTGAATAGCCCGGTTTCCTACATCAACGGCAGCAGGGTCAGCCGTGGATTGTTTGAGATCATATGACATCGTGCATCCTCAATGATTCGTAGTCTATCAAGCTCATGCCTTTTCGCTCTGCATATTTGGCAGCACAGCCCTTGAATTTACGGGCGCAGTATGCTAAAAACTTCACAGTCATTTCATGGGCTGGTTCTTTCCCCGCTTCCAATAGTTTCATTTCCTCTTGAATATACCGCGTGACTTCGGCCTGAGCCACCATGCCATTGATTCCTATTTGATAAAAATATATTTGATTTCCCTCGTCTATCACCCCGCCACGAGACCGGGCTGCACATAGCCCCTGCTCAAAGGCTTTCATGATGTGATAGCGTTCTTCATCTTCCTCAAAGTCAGCCTCCGTAAATTCATCTTTGCCAATATATTGAAGGATTGCTTTATATTGCCTTGTATATGCACTTAATTTGCGGATTGCCCCCAATATATAGCCATGTGTGTTTTTTAGTTTACTTTCAATTTCCTCTATCTCGATTTCTGCTATATCTCTGTCGAGTCCCTGTGCGTTTGCGTAGTCCATGCGCTTTTTCGCTATTTCGATTTTTTGTTTTCGGACTGCTATGCTTGCTTCTTCCAGTGCTTCGCGGGTTCTCGTAATTTCAGCAAGAATTTGGCGTATATTCCGTAGCTCCGTCGGGCAGCTTACCGTGAACATGCTGTCCATAAATTGTGATTGTGTTTTATAGCAATGGCCGCACGCCTTCTCTATCGCCGGTAGCATTTGACATATATTAGATAACATTGATTTATATTCTGCCGGCAAACCGTTTATTATGTTGTATTCTATAAGTTCTTTCAAGCGATCCCCCCATGACATGACGAGCATCCGCCTATGTAATATCTGGCCAGCGTCAAGTTTCCCCACTCTGTAGCGTTATTCTGGGTGGCGAATGTAATATTATCAATTCTAACCTGTTTTCCAGCCCCGACGGAGGCAACTCCACCGGCGAATACGCCATATAGTAACGATGCAGCGGCACCCAAAAAAACCCTTGATATTGACAGGTTCCCCCATGCTACGGCATTGCCAAGGGTGGCGAATGTTACATATTCAATCTGATCTGCACCCCCCACATTACCACCACCGATAACCGCCGTGATTGAATTGGCGGCTGCGGCACAGCCAGCTCGTCCCGTAACCAGATCTCCGAACTCTGTGGCAGCGTCAAGGGTTGCGATAGTGATGGTATACATCGCCGTGTTGCTTAATTGATGCCCTGCGAAGATTGCTTTTGTTGGCGATGACGCCCCACCATGACTATAAATTCCCGTAATGCTGCCAAATAACTGACTGTTCGCAGTTGTGGCAAATGTGATATATTCAATCTGTGCTTTTGCGGTGCTGCCGTCTGCTCCTGCCGCAAAGACTCCACGAGTCGCAGACCCCGCCCCCGCTGCCCTACTCCGAGCAATCAACAAATCGCCAAAGAAAACAGCGTTGCCCTGAGTTGCAAATGTGACATATTCCATATCGTCAGTATATCCGGGAATATCGCCCCCCCCTGCCATAACACCGATTGTTTCAGACCCAGCACCGGCGACCCCATTTTTGCCGACGGTTAAATCACCAAAATCGACGGCGGCGGTTTTAGATGCAAACCCGATATAATCTATTGTATTTACAACTTGATCGGCTGCGTTTACTCCGCCATGAAATATAGCCATATCGGGATTTAGGTATCGCACCGGCACAATTTCCGTATATTGCACCTTGATCTCATTCACCGTATTGATCCATGACGGACGCGAGAATGACGGATCATCCAGAACTGTCTCCTCGTCAATCAAGGGCAGCAATGCAGGCGTATAGTCGTTTCTGATTAGCTTCGGGTGCCATTTACCGTCTGTGCCGTAGCGGATCACCATATCCACATGGGCGGTAATGGTTGAGATGTAGTCAAGGGCGGACTGGAAGGTGTTGAAATTGATACTGATGCCTCGGCTTTCGGCTTTTAGAGTAGCGGCGGCGGCGGCAAATGAATCTGAGTCAAGCCACGCTGATGGCAGGCCAACCATCGTATTGAGAATGTAATACACAGCATGGGCGGGGTTGTAATCAAGCGTCTGAACTTGATGATGCTCGGAAAAGGCAATTTCGGGGGTTTTACGAATGACGAATCGCATGGTCGGCATGCGGTTGTATTCACCGATATAACAGTCGAGGAAAAACGCCCAACAGAGGTTTCGTGAGTTTGTGGAATAATCAACAGGGCCGCTACCAGCCGGACGTTCCCTTTGAATTTCAAAAATGGGGCCGACCAGCCGCGTCATGGGATCATCTATCGCGGCTTCCCGTAAATAGAACGCCGCTGCCTGATCAGATGTCCCGAAAAAGAACGTCATGCTGCCGAAGTCCGGGATGACGATGGTTTCCTGTCCCCCGGATACCGGCCTTGTGGAGTTTCCTGACCACACCACATCATCATTCTTGAACACGGTATAGAGTTCATCTACCGGCCCGACGCACAAACCCACCGCCCAGGACATATAATACTTATAGCCTGTAATGTAGGTCTGATCGCCGCCGCCGCCGCCCTTGCCACCGGAATCTGTGGTTTCTTCTTGCGCTTCTGACCTTTCACCCCCAAAATACATGAGCGTTCCGGTAAATTTAGACGTGCCGAGAAGATCAGGGATAGGCGTGCCGATTTCGTTGGATGTCCACGACAGCGGACTGAGGTCGGGCGCGCCCATTTGTTGGGCGTCCGGGGCAAGAATTCCCGGCAGAACGCCACCGGCAACGGCACCGATGACAGCACCCGCAACCGCCCCCCAGGGTCCTCCATACACCCATCCGATGATAGCGCCTTGAATAGCGCCCATTATTGCGCCCATTACGCTCATGCTTGAATCCTGAAATTATATTTCATCTGCTTTGCAAATACCGGATCGTTAAACTTAATTTTACAGACTCCAATCCCGTCAACGGATTGATAGATATAGCCGTCAAAGTAGATTGCTGCATGGGATGACGCCTGGCCGTAATGCGAAAGGATGATGTCTCCATTCATAGGACTTGTTAATTCCACTTCGATAACATTTGCGTGTTTTATCACGGCTTCCATTAGCGCTTCTCTTGTGTTGTGCAGATGCCAGTCCCTCGGATAATCGGGGATGTCTTTCTTGGTAACGTTCACCAATCCCATTTCCATAAAAACACCCGCAACAAAATGGATACAATCACAGCCTTTGCCCTTCACTCCACAATGATGACGGAATGGCGTGCCGATCCACTCGTCAAGAATTCGCTTTAACTCTGCCTGCTTTTCAACATCATCAAAGTAGTTCATTATGGTATCCTCGTTGCAGGGTTTTCCTCAGGGATAAATGGGAACCCTAAGAAATTGGCCTCATTGTCAAACGTATCCCGGCAGGTTTCAACCCGCCCGTCACAGCCGGGGTAAACCATCACCGTGTTATTGTCCGCCAGGTTTATCATCTTATAATTGAGGTTGATAACCGATCCTACATGCGATGTGATTGTCCGGCGCTCCTCTCCGGATGGTGCAAAGGTGGGTTTTGCCGCTCCCTGATCCGCCGTCGCCGTGCCATTGGTAAGGATTTCACCGAGAGTGAACGTCCCTGACCTATCTTTAACAAGGTAGGTGGTTGTGGACAGGACGCTGACGATCTCGCAGGTTTCTGTTGAGGTCTGCCCGGTGATCGTGTTCCCGGCTGCCCAGCCTGCCCCGCCCGGTGCAACGTCCAAAGTCATCAATTCGTAAAGGACGCAGAGGCCGCCCGTATAATATCCATCGTCCGCCAAGCCAAACGTCGCGCTGGTAAGGATCGTCTTGGTTGCATCCAGCGTCACTATGGCCGGAATGCCGAAGCTGCCAGCCGCTAAGGTGCAATAAGCGTCAAATACCTGATGATTACAATTTATCTGAAATCGCCACCTCGGAATGCTCATTCTCAGGAAATGTTCAAACCCGACGCATTCCACCTCACCCGCCAGCCCCTTGAATGATACCGTCTTAATCTGCCCCAGGAAGATGACGACTTTCTCGTAAGGGTCTTGGTCTCGAAACAGCCTTGAAATCTCAATCCATGCAACCTCGACAGGATTCTGGGCAATATATTTGACTATCGGCTCCGCAATAGAAGCGAACTGAACCTTCATGGTGTGGACGTCAAGGGATGAATTATACTCTGCCGTTCCCCGGCTGATGGTTGCCGGCGCATAGACATCCCCGCCCACAGGATAGGTTACGGCAACATCGCCATTTGTGAAATACTGGAAGGCCGAGCCAACCCATATCTTATAGAGTTCAACGGGCTTTCTTGCCTGAGCCTCCTCTTTGGCGATATAATCTACCGTTACGTCTTTCATGACGGCTCCTCTATGGCCTGTTCCGCAAGACCGGCCATGTTGATTTCCATAGTTGCCATGTTCGGATTGCCGTATGGATATTCGACAATCAATTCATCAATATCGAACCTCACTAAATTCAGGAATGATATGAGAAGGTTGTTAAGATTACCCGCCGTGACCGTGGTTCCGATTGCGCTGTTCAATGTGATGCTCGGCGTCGTGTCATCAGCATCGGCTACCTTCCGACAGACATAAGTGCCGTCGGGAAATTGAATATAAACAAACCTTCCAATGACCTCATTCGTCAGATAGGCCGTTTCATAATCAATATTTTCAACAGCAATGACCGTATCCGCTGAATCAATGGCCGCCGTCGCCACAAGGTCTTTACTCCATGACGGCACCCAGAACTGATTGAGCCTTCCCTGGCAGGCATCGAAAAAGTTGATGGTCTTGTAAATGTCTGTCCTGGTAATGCGGCTCAGGGTCATCTTCATACCCATGACGTTTTCGCCTGTATCGAACCGCCCCCCGGCATAACCGAGGCCGAGAAACTGCAAGAGGTCATAGGCACGCTGGTATTTATAGGTGACGGGATTCAGGGGCTTATGGAGCAATATATCAATAGAGTTATATTGATCCGCCCCGGACACAGGCAGGGAATAGGCGAATGTCCTTGCCGTTTCGTATGCCTCCGTTGCATCCAGCTCAAATGCCTGCCATAGCTGATATTGTGACGCCACCTCATGCCCCTGGTTTATCCGGCATTCATATAGTGGCAATACCCACGTTCCGACAGGCCATGTAGAGGTCAGGTTCACGGTTGTGTTGATCTGTGCCGCTGCAAGGGTATCAATCGTCTTGACTTCATAGCTCTGGAAGTTATCCGGGTTGATAAGGATTACTTGACGGCCTGCGTAGAAATGCCTGTTTCCGGTAGCGCCCACAGCCATGACTTTCTGTCCTGATGCCGCCTGTGCTGTTAAGGTCGTCTTATCCATCCAAGCGGGGATTCCCCACAAGGCGTCGGTGCTTCTCAGTAACTTGCGTTTCAGCCAGTTGATTTCGGTGGTTCCCGTCGGGGAGTATTTGCCTCTCAGGGTAATGCGGGGCCAGGTATAAAGGGCGGATCGCTGCTCCCACCCGATCATGTTCGTGAGGATTGATGTCCTCCATAGGTGGGATATGCTTTGTGAGTATGGTTGCATGGTAAGATATACATCGGCCATTACGCTGTTCCCATGATTCGCCTGATGGTGCCTGATTTGGATGAAATAAAATTCAGCATGGCATTCTGTCCGCGGCCTGATGCAAGGTATGAATCGAGCAGGTCAGGGCTGACGATATTTGCAATATCAATCTTGACTTCCGGCTTTTCGTCTTTCTTGTTGAGAGCATTTCCAAGTGCCCGCATCTGCCCGGCTGTGAATACCCCCTCGTCATTTTTGATGATTGCCGCCCTCTCCCCGGGTCCTATGCCCGAATGGTAACGTGGAGCGCCTGCAAATACATAAGATGGGACGGTTCGCGTCGTGGTTATTTCCCCCATGATGCCGCCGGAATGTGCGACGCCGCCCGCGACGCTTGCCGCTGATGACACAGCCTTAGCAGTCGCAAGAGCATAATAAGAGGCAGTCAGGGCGTTTACAGAGGCCATCTCTGCCGCAAGTCCTGCCACGGCTGTCGTGGTTGCCGTTTCAGATGCAAGCTGATTCAGCGCCCACTTCATAATCATTTCGCTGACCGCATTCGACACAACCCTTGCGATGCTCTCATAGGCAGCCCGGGCATAATCCTGCCATGTCTTTAGCTTGCCTGTCACGGAATCGAAAAACACATCGGACATGGAGCTTTTCATGGTATTTGCCGCATCGGTCGCAAGGTCTTTGCCTTGCTGGAAAGCGCTCCGTGCGTTATTTACCCAGTCTGTCCATCCTCTCTGAAATCCGGCAGAAAAGTTATCAGACGCTTCCTGCAAATCATTCATCAACGTCAAAAGGGTTTTCCTCGTATCATTGATGGCGTTCTGTTGAGCATACCAGCCGGACGGGTCTTTCAGCCTGTCAATGGTTCCAAGAAAATCCTCTTGAATCTTTAGGAGGTCTTTGGTCAGATTGATTCTTTCATTCAGGGTGTCCTTGTGCGCCCTGCCTCCGATCTCCGCCATATCGATTTCGGCAATCTGTGAGGCGATAGCGCCTTCTCTTGCCGCCCTCTCGTCTGCATATCGTTTCTTGACAGCATTAGCATTGTCCTCTTCAAGTCGTTTCTGCTCTTTTAGTTTATTGAGGTATTCGTCAAAGTCTTTCTTTGAGGCTTCAACGGCGGCCTCGTCTCCCATGGCAGACTGCCATGCACCGATTTTTGCCCCGGCACCAGGGACACCCTTGAACTTTTCTCTTAGTTCTTCAGCCTTCTTGTCAATATCGAGCAGCTTCTTTTCAAAGTCCTCAAGGCCAACTTTCTCAATGTCGGTCTGCATTGAGCGTAACGCCGCCGCCCATGCATCGGATATGTCCTTTCCAGCCTTCTTCGTAATCGCCGCCGCTTCCTGTGCCGCCCGAGCCGCGGATGACGCTGCCATGCGTTTCTTTTCCGCCGCGTCACTGGCAGCCTTCGCCGCCCTCCTTCCGGCCTCCGTCAGGGAGTTCTCAAGGCCAATCTGCTTTATGGCCAATGCTTCGAGCGCCTTGTCAGTTTTCTTGTAGCGGTTCTCATATTTGATGTTCGCCTCTGCTGCCGCCTCAAATCGCTTCGTGCTGCTTTCAATGCCCAATGCCGCACCTGGGCCGTAAAGTAACATCTTCGCCGAGGTCATGCTGCCGCCGAGCTTATCAAGCAGCATAGCCAGGCGCATAATTTCTGCCTCTATACTGATCAGAACGATCCGGAAGTTTGTCCCCCAGGCATGGATGGCGTCCCTGCTTCTTCCGCTCAACTCGCCGCTCAGGCCAGACACGGCACCCGTGATCATCTCGACAATCTCCGCAAGCGCCGGGGTAAAGGCCATTCCAGCAGCAACCTTTACATTGTCAAAGTGTCTTTCGAGTGAAAGAAGCTGCTTACCGGCGGTGTTCATTGCGGCTTCATAGGTTCCGGCAATTCTGGCACCTGTTTCGATTACTGCATTTGTTCTAATGGCGGCCTTTTCTGATTCACTAAAAGAATCGCTCGTCCTACCTAATTGCTTTGCTACCCTGTTGTAGCTTTCCTCAAATTGTACATTTATGCCAATTGTACGCAAAACGCGGACATTAGCCGTATGGATACCATGTATCATCTGCTCAAGGGCTTGTGATGAGTTCATGTTTCCAATAACTGCTGCGTCTTGAGCTATCCGAGCAAGCTGCGCCGATTTTGCAAGGTCTATGTGAGCCTGCGCCATTACTGTTAAAACTTGACGCGAAGCATTCATGGAAATACCGGCCTTCTCCAACCCCTTAGCGAATCCATCCATCTGTTCGCCGGTATATCCCGCGTTGTTTCCAACGACACGCATCACGACGCCCAGGGTTTCGTATCTCGCAGCGGCCATTACGACGTCCGACACCTTTCCCCAAGTGGAACGAACGGCATACGCCGCCGCCACAACCGCCGCGGAAAGGCCTATCCAGTTGCGCTTGATCTTGTCGAGCATGGAAGCCTGCGCCCCGTATTGCTGATCATTCAAGGCTTTCAGCTTGGCGTTTTTCGCCTGCTCCGCTCTGACTATGTCGTTTGCCGTTGAGGTGGCAGCCTTCTTGATAAGGGTATAGGCGTTCTCAGCCTGTCTGCGTTGCTGGTCGAAATACTGCCCTGACTTTGTTCCAAGCGCCCGCCATGATGTTTCAATGCCCTTTGCAGTGGCCGTTGAGCTTGTTAATGTTTCGCCGAGCTTCTGCTTATAGATTTTATCGTCTAAGCTGAGTTCGACAAACACCGTTCCAAGTTTGCTTGCCATTAGCCTTTCTCCATGATATTCATGATCTGCCCTTTTGCTGCATTTAAGGCAGGCCGAAGATAGGGCCGCGCCCTCATCTTAACTGTTCCGTATTCAACCATGTGGGCGTAGAATGCCCCGCCCTTTTTTCTGTTTCCGGCATATACGCGGATATTCAATTTCGGATCACCCTTTAGCCTTGTAACCCGGATCGAATCTTTAAGCGTTCCGGTCTGGACAGGAACATTTTGACGCGCACGGTCCGCAACAACTTCCCCGGCTTTTTCAAGCCGGTCCATTGCCCTCTTTTCTACTTCAATGGTTATGGCTCCCGGACTCCACCCCTCGACTCTCATCTATCCCCCATGAAATGGCGAAATAAGGCAACCACCCTCAACAGGCATTTCTCCTGATCCTTTACCTGATAAATGTCCATGACAGCCTTTACCGCCAGTATGTTGATGTCTGTCACCCTGCCTTCCTCTGCCGTGACAACTTGCCGCCTCGTAAGAAAATAAACATTGGCAATCTCTTCATTTTCCGGCCTCAAATCCACCCGGCAATTATTGCAGGGCGGAGACTGGGGCGGCTTCCTTAGTGAATAAAGCTGCTGACAAGCTGGGCATTGCGGGGCGTATTGGTCACTCCACTCTACCCAGTCAATCAGTTTTTTTCAGAAGCCTCCGCCTGTGCAGCTTCCGAATCCGAGAGGGTCTTTAACGAGTCCACAATAAACGAGGCGAATTTCTGGGAATTATCCATCAAAAGGATTTTGTTTTCCCTGTTGCAGAGGATCGCCGCTTCCTTTGCGTCATAGAGATTCTCCCAGTCAACGATGATGGCATCCCAGAACAACTCATTCTGAAGATCCTCGTTGACATCCTCATACTCAAACCGCTCCGCCTTGCCTTCAACTTTCTTAAAGACATCCCTTTTCTTTACCGTCTGTTTGCGGATAGCCTTCCATTCACTTGGGGTAAGGGTTTTCAACTTCACCCTGCCGCCGCCATCCATGTCAAACCAGACGCCCTTCGATTCATCCAGATCGAATACTGTCATAAATATCCCTTTCGTTATGTAATTCTTTCCATGGGCTTGCCGGAAATCTTCGCCGTAAATTCGATCGTCGCCAGTTCATTCTTGCCAAACTTCGGCGCACCGAATTTCGTGATGATGATTGCCCCTCCTGCCTGCACTCTCCAGAATACAGAAGTGGATTCATAGAAATACAGATTCGTAAATTCAGAATCCGTGTTCGCCAATGCGGTTAAGGCCACCTGCCCGTTCGTATCCGCAGGATCGTAGTTGCCCGAAAAGGCAATCTCCCCCGCGTCCCCGATACCCGCCTGTTTCCATTTCTTCACGGTATCCCCGAATGCTGTATCCTCCTGCACCTCAGGAATAAACCCACTCATTGACCACATTCCGATGCCCGCAACAAGATTGCTGCCGTACATCACTTTCAGTATTGTTACCGTGAGGCCACTTAAACCTCACTTCCATATATTTCTATATGGCTCGGACTATATCATCCCTTTCGGGGGCGGCACTCGTGTCGGGCTTATTGGTTTGTGTGTCCTCACCCATTAGTCTCTGAACCGTCCAGCCTACAAGTAAACACATTCGGCTGGCTTGGCTGCTGATTGCCCTCGCCTTTACGTTAGGGCGTTCCAGCAATTCACCGCCTTTTCTCATCTGCCTACCCCTGGTAAACAGAAGGGGCCAAAGTCTCAGCCAGCCTTCCACCAATCGAAGCCATTTCGCTACCTCCTTATTTCATAAAAAGTTTGTATTATCTTCTTAGCCTTGCTTGAGTTCTGCAACTCGCGCACCCATATCACCAAAGTGTCATAACCATATGGCTTGAACACATTGATTCTGTCTTGAGGATCATGGTTCTCATGCCACCGTTCGCCATAGAGTTCGATGATCTTTTTTTGCCCATTCACATTGATAAAGTCAGGACATTTACCATCAATGATAACTTTCCCATCACCAACAAACTTCCATTCGCCTGGATACATTGATTCAAGTATTTTTAGGAGTTTCAATTCCTGCTTATTAGGCGAATTGAAAACCAGACACTTTCTTGCATTGTCCGGGTCTTTCCACCAATCCTTGACTATTTCCGATAGCTTCTTTTTTGTCGCCTCTGCTGTTACGTGACCCGTATTTGCCAATGCGATTTTCTTTTTCTTTTCTTCAGAACAGGGGATTCCATAAGTCAACGGATCTCCGTTCGCCTTGCTCATTCCCTTGTTCCATGTAGTCATCCCTTTCGGATGCCCTATCGCCTTGCCACCCACAGCTGCCCGTAACATCCCTTCCCGAATCTTCTCCTTGTGTTCGGGCGTTAAAGTTCGGCCATTGTTAATTTTATGACCTTTGCAAAATGTAACTTTATTCCGCCCCATGGTTATGCCGCCTTTTCTTTTTCCACTGCCATTACCGTTGAATCTATCCTGTCCGCTGGAAACCTCTTATGAAGCCATTTATAACACCGTTCAAAATCTTTACCCGGCCTCCACTGAAAACTCCTCATGCAGTAATGTTCTGCGAAGGCGTCGATGATCCAGGCGCTCCCGCCCATCTCTTTGGCCTGTAATGCTGCCAGCGTTCCGTATAAATCAAACCCCTTCAACCCCTCGTCAAACCGAAATCCTTTTTTCATATTCACGATAATACAACACTCATCAAAACAGGCCGCCGGGACAGGAAAGTTATGTGATGTCGAAAAGTGCAATGGTATTCTCATATCATGCAACCGCCCGCAGATATTGCCCTCCATGTCCTTTCCGATGATGCCCGCCACAATCCAGTCATCCGGCAGTTTTGCAATCTGTTCCCTCATCTTTTCAATCCACCCTTGCCGAAAAAACATATCCTGATGTGCGAGAATCCCTATTTCGGCCCCTTTCTGTTCGATGATGGACAGGAGCTTGTTTAATCCTTTTGTGGCGTATTCTGGATTCTTGATAATGTCCGCCGCCCCATCAATGTGCGATTGCCTGAAAACCATATCCAGGCGCATGAGGTCATTTACCAGCACCCCGAAACAAATCTTTGACTGAAAATATCTTTCGACAATCTTTTGCGCATCATGTTTCACCCGCACATAGTCATGTAAGAAATCCGAATCGTCAGGATCATACTTTGCCAATTCCTCTTCAATCCATTCCCTGGTAACGGGCTTCTTATATCGCCGTCCTGAAAAGTTGCACCGGGACACTTCAAGGATGTTTTCATAATTGATATAGCCGTCGCCATAGGCACCAATGTATTGTCGGTTGTCTGCGACCAATACCGGCTTCCCCTGCGCCATGGATTCGAGTGCGCCACGGCCTAATGTGATGCACAAGTCCGCCCAATCAATCTGATCCTCTATGGGCTTTTCGAGATCGCTAATCCTGACATTGTATTTCTCTGACAGGAAGGCAAAGGGATCAGGATCAACCGGGCCACGCCGGATAATGAGGATGTTTTTCAGTTCGTCGTTCGGCCTTTTCTGTTCTCTGATAATTATCGGCTGTCCAATGATTTCGCTGTCAATCTTGAATGCATTATTGTTACAGGCCCGCACTTCCTCTGACACGGCAACATACTTGTCCGCCCCGGGTGTCATCTTCTCGTCACCTATCGTGCCATGAGCGATAAAGACTTTCCTCGCCGGATTTGCCTTGATCTTTTCCAGATGATGGCTGCAAATGATCATGTCGTATTTCTTCTTGACATGCTTTTCCGGCTTCGTGGTTGCCGTTACTTTATGCCCCATGTCCCTGAGCGTATCGATGACCACCTTGAAAAACCGGCTCGATCCGCCTTCAAATGCTTCTCCTGAAACGTAAAGTGCTGTGACAAGTATCTTCATTTCACCCCTATCAAAAAGTATTCGTTATCCCCGGCATATTCCTTTTCATAGCCTGGGTAATTTCCTTCCGTAATCCGGTAAGAGCGGAACATCGCCCCCCACAATGCCACTTCTTCTTTTTTGAACTTGTGAATAAATACCCCTTCTTTATAGTAGTTGCTTTCATGGCGAGGGAGCCCGATAATCGCCGTGCCGCCTATTTTCAGCAGACTGTAAATATGCCGCATGATTTCTGCCCGGTGCGTCTCGTCGTTGTGCTGCAAAACCATAAAGCAATAGATAAAGTCCGCGACGTTCTCTTGCTGATACTGACCGGGCTGATAAAATGTCACGTTATCGCTTTTAACAAACTCCCTTGCCCGGTTGAGATAATTCTGGCTGATGTCAATCCCGACGACACGCCCCGCCCTTTCTGCTACATATTGAAGGACTCGACCGATCCCGCAGCCGTAATCAATAACGGTGCTTGCGCTGTCAAAAAAATAGAACAGCCTGCTGGCTTCCATCCGCCCCTCTGCATCCAACTCCTCTTTGCTGTTCCTTGGCAAAATATAGTCCCGCCATTTTTCTTCTGCCGAGACGTTCTGCCAGAATGATTCCGGATGCGACAACATCATATTTTCCTTATGACAACAGTAAAGCCGTTGCCAACCTTGTCATCGGGATCTTGCACCTTGACAATATCCCACTTGACGTTCAGCGTGTCTTTCATCCATTCAACCAATTCAACAACATCCGCCATTATCCAGTAATGTTGATGCCCCGTTAGAACGGGGCCGGTCTGCCCGCGCTCGTAGTCGTCAATCAGGTGCGCGAGCGGAGTCCGTGGATAATTCCGGTCAAAGGTGCGTTCCTTGTGCGGAACAATCATAAAGATGATTCCACCCGGGCGCACAAGGCGTTGCCACTCCAGCAAAGCCTTGATCGGATTATGAAAATGTTCAAGAACATGGGAACTCACAACAAAGTCCTGGCTGTCATCGGACAGTGGGATATCGTCGCCTGGGGCTACAATATCAACCGGCATTGTGTGTCCACAGATGCGCTTCTCTTCTTTCTTGAATATCGTATCCTGTGCCGCCGTAACATCGACATTGAGCGTATTCAGTCCGAAAGCGTTGTGCGCCGCGCCTCCGATTTCGAGCCCCCGCCCGATGCAATATTCCTTCGCCAGTGCCGATGTCATAGACCTTACGTCCCTTCCGTAATCACGTTATAGTCCACCGCCCAATGTTTCACGGTGCTTGTGCCCGAAGGCGTTGTCACTTCATCAACCATCGTCACCAGATTTCGCCTGACCATCCAGATATGCGTGCTGCCGGTAATCGTCAGCTTTACATCGTCATATAGAGTTTTGAGATAATTATACATGGTGGATATTTCCACCGCACTTGCAGAGGATGAAAACAACGAAAACTGAATCCACACATCCTCCAGCGTTGTCTTGAAGTTATAATCGGGTGCATCGGAAACGACAAAGTAAACGACATAGGGAAATTCAGGAGAAGGCGGAGCCTCGTCCAGATACACCCGCCCGCCCACATAAGTATCTAAGGTTGAGCCGCTCAGTTTTCCATAGATTGCTGTCAACAGATTATTCATCTCAGTTACCGCATACGTCCTGTTGTTTTAATTCATCCCAACCGAGCATCAGCTTGTTAGGGCAGCAGAGGTTATACCAGACGATATGCATCCCGGTCGGGCACTTATGGCATTTACCGTCTGATAAGTATTGATAACCCGTCGGGCAGCACGCATCATCTTTGAAGGTGATATTTGATCCAGTCGGGCAGCACACCTTTGCTATGTTCGTCTTGTTATATCCTGCCGGGCATCGCGTCTGCGTAGTCAAGATGATTTTCTCCGCAGCCAAGGCGGGGAATGATAAAAACAAGACGATCATTATGATAAATAGGTTCTTCATGCCGCTTCCTTGCACATAATGTCGAGATACTTATTCGCTGTATTCGGGTTAATAATCGAAACGATATTGAAGAATCTCCCACCGTAAGCAATTCTCCAACTCGCCTTCAGGACTGAGCGATACCTGATCCTGATCCTGTGCGAGATAACCATTGTGGTGCTATTCATGGCCGTGATTTCTGATGCTGAAATTGGCCAGATCGCCGCTGCAATCGTAGTTCCGGCCGGTAGCATCGAAGCCCAAACGGTCGTATAGCCTCCCATCCCGTCCGGCGTTTTCGTTTGCGCCTCTAATCCAATTCTTTTATTCAGATCCCCGATTCTCATTTCTTTTTTCTCTTCTTCTTCCGCTTCTGCCGTTTAGCCTTCTTGTCGGCTTCCATCTGCCGGACTCTGCCTGTTTTAGCCATTTGAGAACTTGTCCTTGACTGATTTCTTGTGGTAGCTCATGATCCCCCCGCACCGGACACCCATAAACATAGGCCAGCGGATATACCAGGGCTTCCCCGTAGACTTCATGGCCTCCAGAAACACCATATCCGCGTCATACCTTGACACCACAGGAATGGAATCAATCCGGTAAAGGTAGTCGTGTAAAACCGCTTCTCGATGTGCGCGGTCTCCCCATGCGTCATAAACCACCGGCACCCTCGGCACTGAGGCGAAATCCGTTTCAAAGAGCTGGTCGCTTGTCGCTTCCGTTTCAAACCAATGAGGGACAACTATCAACTTATACAGCCGTTCAGACCAATACTTCAGTGGTGCCGTAATCACCCATACGCAATCCGTGCCCTCTTTGAGTTTGACCTGTAAGCAGGTTGTAAAGCCTAAACTCATCTGAATTTCTCCCACAACAGAATCGTGCGGTTCACCCAGCCCCGGAGAAACTTCTGGAAGTTTGCCCTCGCGCCGGCAATATCCGCATAGTATTTGATCCTCATAAAGAGGTAGTCCTGCCAGCTGGTCGCCTTTGCCTGTATCTTTTGCGCTGTACCTACACCACAGTTAACGGCGCTGTCGAATATGATGATGTCCAGAGGATATTCAATGTCATCACAACCGCAAGCATCCCAGTAGTCCTTCTTGTAAATGCCCATCGCCTCGGCAATCGTTAAGGTTCGGATATTCAGGGTTGGATATGCGCGTTGAGATATTCCCCATCGGGTCAGGCCGCCGGGATCGGCCGAGTCGTTACTCAGATCACCCTCAAACTTAATAACCAGATCGAATGCCTGTTGCCAGTTCTCTTTCATCCCTCACCCATTTTCTTGAAGCATTCCAAGCAGACATTCCGTTTCACGTATGAGTGGTCTCCCACCTCTATCAATTCAATCACCCGCTCTTTTCGCTGTTCGCATATCGCACAGAAGATTTTTATTTCCTGATTTAACTCGGGGATCATTTCCCTAATCCTCGCAGGCGCAAATCCACATCTCGAAACGACTCTTTATGTTCCTTTTCTTTATTGACGCAATGTTCCCACGGCACTTTTTCCTGTAAGTCTTTGCCGATTTCATCCAGCTTGTTTTTAATGGCGCACTGAACGCTTTTAATATCATTTTGAGTATCGGTATATCGTTGTCGCCATTCGTTCAAAGACCGTTCTTTTTCAAGGTCTTTTTCTTTCAGAAGGATTTCAATCCTTTCATCCTTCTTGTCACGGGCTCTGGAATGGTCATCCATGCTCCGTTTGAAATACATTCCGAGAAGGCCGACACAAAGAGGCACCAGAAAGACAGTCAGAAAGAGATTCCAGGTCATGAAGGGTTCAGTTGGCATAATCGTCATCCTCAAAAAAAGGCGGAGCGGCGAAGGAGAGGAAACCGCCCCGCCCGGGAAGGGGCTAATTAAATAAACTCATCCCACAGCCTCGCTGAAGCAAGCAGCCTTTCAACGGTTTTGTTTTCAACATACTGCAACTGCCCCTGCTGCTCCCTGTTCTCGTAGAGATCAGCGCAGATCATCTTGACCGCCGCCTTGATTTTATAGGGCACAAGCGCCGCCGTTGTCCAACCGCAAGCAAATTCAATCGTTATCGGATTCGAGGGATACAGCGTCCCAGAAGGCCATGTACCGCCGTAGGGCAATACGATCCTGCCGACGCCTTCCCCGTTGGTCTCAATTAAGTAGTCAGTCGTCAAAGTTAAGGTCGTACTGTCGCCGTCCGTGTCCTTGTAGCTGATAACCAGCCCCGCGCTCTGAAGGTTTCCAAGGGGCAAGTCGATGTAATTCGATGAAGGCCAGCCATCGAGATAGTAATACCAGGTCTGGGTCAGCAGTGCCCTTCGCGTAATGTCCTCGACGTGTTCCCTTGCCGCCGTGATGATCGCGTTAAGCAGGTCCTCCTCGTAAGCCGTAGCGCCCATTCTGATGATGGTCGTACCAAAGGAACAGTTTGCGACGAGAACCTTTGCCACAGTCCTTATGTATCGTTTCGTCCCGGTGTAGGCTTTTTCGTAGGTCGTGTTATAGTTCGCCTTTAGTGTCGCCTGTGTATAGGCAACCGTCGTATTGGCTGCATTGAGTGCCGTGGTTCCGAAGGTGAAAGCGCCATCTGATTTCATGGCAGTAAGCGTTCCCATCCTGACATGACTTGCCTGAACCGCTGCAAGTCCGGCAATCGCAAGAGCCGCTGTAACATATCCGCCTGCATTACCCGCCGCTTCAATAACATCAATAACGTTGTCTGCTCCGATGTCGAAGGCTACCGCGCCGTACTTATCCTCTGGGATGACATCATTCCCCGGCGCAGTCCCGGCGGCATCGGCTGGTTTTGAGTAGGCTGTCCCCGCAATGAAATAGGTGAATATGCCGTTCGCCACATTGGTTAAAGTAGTGCCGATTGCCAACGCCGCGCTTGTCAGCGTCCCGTCAACCGTGACCTGCGTGAACGCCGTTCCCCAATCGGCAAAGGTCACATTATCATCGGAATCCTGGATCTTAACATCAACGGTTCCTGCGCCTGTATTCGCACCTGATGCAAAAGAGACAACGGCAGAATATCCAAGAACTTCCACGGCTGCCCCTGCATGAGTCGTCCAGTTATCGACGAAGGCCTTTAAGCCGGGTGCAATAGACTGAGTTTCGTCAATGGCATCTGCAAGTGATCCGCTGTCAAGGCGTAGATGGAGCTTTAATTCTGCCAATGAAATTGGTTCAATCGTCGGCGGCGTTTTCAGGACAAGATTCATTTCCTCACCTTGTAAAAAGCCGGGGCGTCAAATATCCCCGTTCGCTAAGTTGATATTGTGATCACAAAAATACCCACATTGCGCCCTGTGGATCAGCATGTGGCAATTCGCACATACGAGCATCAGTAATCTGGGGAAGTTATTTTTTATCGCCCATCGGTATAACTTTTGGCTTCCCGGAAGACTTCTTACGTGCTTCGCCCCACCGCCTTCCCGGTGGTGCAGCATAAAGACCCAATGTTCTTCACAACCGCACATCTCGCATTTCCCACCGTAGCCATCAACGACCCGGTTGTAGATATTGATATGTTCTTTTTTTTCGGTTAATGCCCTACTCTCTACCGTGCGCCTATACCGCTGGCGACCATCCTCTTGATCACATTGCTTACAAATACAATACAGACCGTCCCTTGATGCTCTTTTTTTGGAGAACGCAGATGTTGGCTTAATGTTCGAGCACTTTGTGCATTTCTTGAGATTCTCTCCCATTCTTACCTTTCTTGCCTTTGTTAATAAGCCGGGGTAGCTATCGTAGCCCACCCCGGCCGAGAAGGGGTTTATTAAACTGCCACTTCTTCCCAGACGAAACCAAACAGCATCACATCTCCGGATGCTAACAGGGTTTCGGTATAAAGAGCATACCCCGGCGGAATAACGATTGATCCTTTGAGGTCAACAATCGTTGGGCCGTTAAGAAGGTCGGTGGTGATGTTGGTTCCGAGCGTTGCGATATGTCTCACAAGGACCCCCGCCGCGCCTGTAATCGTAGCCGCTGCGTCGGCAATAGCTACGGATGTTGCATAGCCCCACCGTGCACAACGAACCGTGATGTCTGCCGCAAACCCTGTATGCGCCGGGCCGACAACCAATGATAGATTCGTATCTGCCGCCGGACTATCCATCATGGCATAGTTGAACTCGTGGAAAATATAGTTTTTCCCACTGGTTGATGGATTGACGATAGCCAGTCCTGTAAAGGTGTTATGCAGCGTCGTGCAGGTCGTTACATGGGCCTGGTTGCAGGCACTAAACAACCGCCCCGCCAAAGCCGCTTCTGCCAGCGCCCCGCCCGCCGGGACTGTTTTTAATTTTCCGCTGGAATCTACCAGCACGGGTCGTCCTACCCCGCTTGAGTCTTTTCCGTACATTGTAAATCCTCCTTTTAGTTAAACGTGTTCAGCGACGTAAACGTCGCGCAAATCCTCTGCCCATCCGCCGTCATGGAAAACGTATTTTCTCCCCGTGTCCACGGCGTGAAAGGTCGAGCCCTCCGCCGCATCAGTTATGGAAACCTGATCGCCTTCCTGCCCGTTCCATCTCTGAATGCTCGTCTCAAGGCATATCGTCATGATGCACCCCCCTACGGAACAACCGGAACAGCGTTACCCTCTACATACGCACCGTCAGAAAGTGGCGCATAGCAACAGACCGCCTGCGCCGTGCCGCTGGCAAGGGTGG